TTGTTTCTTATCAAGGCTACGACCACGCCATTCTGTTGGCTGATAGAACTCAGGCTCATGGTCTACATACCTACGGCTGATCTCATTCCAGCGTAGAAACTTATGCTTGACTAGCTGACGTGCCACAAACACAGGTGCCTTAACATGAAAGCTTGCAAAGCAATGCCCAAAGGGGCTGATGTGCTTGTGCTTGGCTAAGTATCGTATGAGCTTGGCATCCTTGTCTTTCAACTTGGGTGGACCCCATACGTCACTCGTATCCATTTCACTACGCTTACCAAAACTTACTCTTGCCGCATTAGCCACAGATAAATCTGTACCCATGTGATCTACATAAAATGTTTGTATCATACCGCACACCTCTCATATAAACAAATGTCTTGCTTTTCTGCCCACTCTTTCCACGTTTTATATCTCAAAGGATATTCACCAGACGCATCATATATATTATCGTGCAGATACTTCATAGCTTTTTCAGGCGTTTCAAAAAATATAGTGTGATATTTTTCGCAATCGCCATATTCTGGTTCCCATGCATCATATGGCATGACCAATACATATTTCATTATCCAATCTCTCATGCTACGTATCTCCCTATCTTATATTCCAGATCAGTGTGTACAATACCATGCCACCCTGACAATTTATTCTTTACCACATTGATGTGGCGTTGGTTATCTTCTTCCTCTTGCCCCTCAACTGTAGGGTTCTTAGAGATCATCAGCATCAGGTCAGCTTCCGCTGCCTTACCTGTACGTGAGCCTTCCATCATAGCTTGGTTGAGTACAACCTTACCCTCTGCATCAGCAGATAGCTGAGACATGTAGAAGATAGCACACTCTTGCTGCTTGGCAATCTGCCTTGCATGAATAGCGTTAGCTTTGAGCGCTTCGTCAGGACGTGAGAAGCCAGCAGTGCGAGCAAACTTGTCACCCATGTCTAGTATAACTATGTCAGGCTTGTATGACTTGCACACAGACTCGACCCAGTTCATGTCACGTCCTGTTGCATCCTTGAACATCAACTGTGGACGTATCTTGTTGAACATCTCAAGCGCCCTGTCTCTGTTCTTAGCTACCTCATACTTGTCCATACCAGTACAGGCTGTAATATAGCGGTGTACTACACGATGATAGCCTTCTTCATTACACATGATAACAACACGTGCACCTTGTGCACAGAAGCCATTAGGCCCAGCTACAAGTGAGGCATGGAAGGATGTCTTACCTGTGTTAGGACGTGCACCTACCTCTACCAAGTGACCAGCGTTGATGCCCTCAACCTTACGTGTAAGGGTAGGGATGTTGAATGACCAGCGTGTCTCAAGATCATTGAGTGCAAGGATAGTATCAAGGTCAATGTCTTCCCACTCCACCTTGAGGTTAGGTGTAAAGTCATCACCGTATTGCTCAAGCATAAGGCGTAGTGGCTCCAACGTAGACTTGCTACCGTTGACGTAATCAAAGCCAAGGTTGGCAATGTCTTCACCAATAACCTGCTGAAATAGTTTAGACAGCACCTCTTGTGCTACGTCACTGCCCATAGGCACTTCTTTGGTTACCTTGTTGAACAGGGCAGAGTATGCCTGCTTCTGTGCTGTAGTAAGAGTAGGGTTGTTAGCCATGAACAAGGCTTCGATCTCAGCAGGGGTAACACTACGCTCGTAGGTTGTCATAGCCTTGTCGATAGACTGCTTGATCTTCTGAACGTCTTTACTGAACAAGCGATCAGGACAACGTGCACCACGATGCTCGTCGTAAAATTCTTTGTCCATAAGACTGCGGATGAGTGATAGTTCCATTATACATTATCTCCTAGTGTTGTCAGACTTAGTATGTCTGTGGGGTCACGATATTTTAGATCGTCGTTGATACGTAAAACTTTTATTGTGGCTACGTAACCACGTAATTCTCTAGCAAACTGCAGTGTCTTGGGTAAAGCGTCGGGGTCAAGTGCAATAATAATAGTTGAGAACTGCGACAAGTACGTCTTGTGTGCGTCAGTTAGTGATGTACCCAACACTGCCACCCCGACAAATACATCACTACCAATAGCCGCTGCACTCACGCAGTCCTCAACCACTACAGCCGTTTTACCACATCCATGAGCGTAGGGCAAACGGTTTTTACCATAGCGTTTCCACTTAGGTATACGGTTGCCTAACGATCTGCCTGTAGCATCGACCATTACTCCATCGTGTATAACAGGGAACACTACACGATGTTCTTTTACATCATACATAAGACCCAACACCTTGGGGTCAAGATCCCACTGCCTGCAGAAGTCACGTATCTTATGGTTGTCTTTGACCAAGAAGTCTGGCTTGGAAAAAGATACAGCATGTGTCTCTTCTGCAACAGCACCTAAGCTCTTACGTATGTCATCAGCAGATAGCTGAGTACGAGTACCACCTGACGTACCGCACCCAGCCTTATAACAGTTCCAAATAATAGATCCCATATTGTTAGTGATTGTAAACGTATTACGCCCATTACATTTAGGACATGTCATACGTTTAGTTTCACCATTAGATAGTGATATAGTATTTAGTATACTGTTAATATTCATTGTATAATCTTTCTGTGTTGCTCACTTAGTTCGATTATATAAGTGATTCGTTTCGTTGTGTCAATGCATTATTTGCACTGACGTAAGTATGTTTCACATATGGTTTCACAGAAGACACATGATTGTGCCCTGTCACTGCCATAACTTGGGGCAATGGTACACCTGCCTCAACCATCTGTGTTACACCAGTCCTACGCAAGTCCATAAGACGTAACTCTTCTGGTAGTTCAGCTAACCGCATGACCCTTCTACCCACTTTGGATAGTCGTTCCATAGCATATGGTTTATACACCCTACCCATAGGTCTAGGGTGAGGTACTACGAAGTGAGTAAGCGTCTGGTACATAGCCTGTTGTTCCTTCAACATCTCACACAGATCATCTGATATAGGTAGTGACACGTCAGATCTACGCTTGCTTTGCTCAAGGTTAAGCCTCTTACCTTCAAGGTCTAGGCTATCCCACTGTAACATACGCATGTCACCTAGTCGCTGACACCACTCGTATGCCATCTGAACAATCAGACCCACACTCCTGTACTCAAAGTCACTGTAAGCAACCTCAAGAAATCTAACCACATTGTCGTGTGTCCATACCACCTTTCGTTGAGGTGGAGACTTACGCTTGATGTTAGCCCAAGGATTGTATGTGGTATGCTCCATCTGTATCGCATAGTTGTACACCCTACTTGCACAGGTTGCCGCATGGTTGGCAAAACTAACACCTCGCTTGACCCATTCTTCATACGCTCTCTTTGCAACCTTAGCGGTAACATGCTCAAACTTACGACCACCCATAGTCTGGTGTAGTATGGTGAGAAAGTACCTGTAGTCCACCTTAGTTGTATCACGTAACATATTGAAATCATTAGACCTATAGTAATAGTTAATGAGATCAGTCACCTTGCTGCTTGACTTGATGTGCCCAACCTTAAGTTGTTCTTCACGCCATGCATCAATGGCCTTGTTGTGCTTACGGACAATCTGTCGCACCTGCTTTAAATCACTCCCATACTCCTCACGTTTAACCAGACCCTCATCGACTAGCATTTGAGGTGGGTTGAAGCGGTATGAGATCACCCCAGAGGGTGATACTCGTTCTTGTACATAACGTGGAAGTTTAGGCAATTATGCAGCCTCCAACTGAACGAAACGATCATCAGATACCCACTTAGATACCTCTTGCTCACGTGACCACATGCTTACAGCTTGTGTATCGTTGCCTGTGTTACGCAGGTTGAAACCATTACGCTCATCAGCATAGCTGGCATAGTTAGTGAAGGCAGAATACAGTGCCCACTTGTTGTGACCACGCTGTCCAGCCTCTTGCATATACAAGCTGTACATCTTTTCAGCCTTACGCTTAGAGTTAATCATACTCTCAAGCAGCGAGCTTACGTCTACATACTTGAGGTCAGTCTGCGCCCACACCTGCATCTTGCTGGCTTCTTCGTAGAAGTCCTTACGTGCTCGTGTCAGTTCATAGATAAAACTTTCCATAGTAAAGTTAGATGTGTTCTTCTTACGCACCTTGTCGTACTCACCACGTATCATACCGTTGGTGCAGAAGAAATCAATCGCACCAAAGTAAACTTGGTTGCTACATGATCCATCAATACCATGTAATGATATAATACGATTGCCAATCTCAGTGCTGTGTTTGTCAGTCTCAATGACTGTCTTCATGTTGGGCAGGGTAATGTCAAGCATAGCCCATGCACCATTACGTGCAGTACGCCAATGTGTATTGGCATTTGCTAACTCATAGTTAGACAGTTCCTCTGTCACAGTATCAAGAACACCGCGATAGAAGTCACCATGTGATGCACAAGTAAACGTGTTACCTACTACACCAAGGTATTCACCTGATGTACCATTGATGACGTACTTCTTATCCTTTACTTTGGTAGGCTCAAAAACTACGTCAAAGTTCATGTAATCAGGTACGATATCTGGGTGATTAAAATCAAAAGCCATACTATTATCTCCTTGTGTTTAGTATGTGGCAACTGTGCCATAGTTATGTAAGGCATACAATGCCCTACTAATTGGTGTTAGTTATTTGTAGAACAGGTGTGACCCATAAGTCACAGTGTACTCTAGTTTGTCAGCCCAGTAGGGCCGTACATAGTTTGCATGGTAGTGCGTGGCACCTAATGTGATGTCTGTCACGTCACCCTGCATTACATCTGCAGCTACCATCTGTGCATAGGCCCATGCATAGGGTTCTCGTGGTTTGTCTGACTTACCATCACAGTACCAACTGAACTGGCATGTGCCATCACTACGTGACTGCTTGACCACAGAACACACATCATTAGGGAACTTATCGTGCTGTACACGATTGATGACAACATGGGCTACGGCATACTGCCCCGTCATAGTATCGCTACGTGCCTCATGGTACACGTTCAGTGCAAGGCACATCAATGCTGCTTCAATCATTTAATACTCCTCTTGGGTAAAGGTGTGTCTGACCAGTCATCACAAGGGTCATCCGTTGGCACTGGTTTCTTCTCCTGAAGTGTAGACTGATATGAATATACGTGTTCCATCGCCATCGCTTTCGCTATCTGAGATGAGGCGTACTTCATTGCCTGCATCCGCATACTGCCTTAGCTTCTGGATGCTAATGCGTTTATCACCACGCTTGCCGCTGCGATAAAATGTAATCTTAGCTTCTTCACCGTCAATGTATTCACCCATGACAAAAAACCTGTTACGTTCAAACTTATCTGTATCATAGTTATAATATTGTTCTGTAAAAAACTTGTCATTGTAGTCCATACCAAAGTCTTCATACAAAAAACTTTGAACAGTTTTGTTTGCATCTATGATGCTTTTATCTAGCATAGTAGAAGTCAATTTGATCTTAGCGTCTGTCATTGTAGCCTCGCTGGTGTTTCATATACATATTCTATGTCTTTATATTCTTCTGCCTCGTACTCTTGGCAGTCGATAAACTCTACGTTGATTGCATCCTGATGGGCATGACGCGCCATCAAGATTGCAAAGTTAGCTGCATCCGACCAAGAATTAACAGCAGGATAGGTATCATCTAGTGCAATGATACTATCCACACCATCAATTTGTAGGTGGATTTCATACGCTTTAATTGCTGGCATTGTAATACCATGCACGATCATCGTCAGGTAGTACCTGTGGCAACCAGTGTGCGGGTCTGTCTGGATCTTCGTCATGCTTCTGACTTCTGAAATCAAACATGCCACGCAGCTTCCATGCCTCATCACGCAAGCTATGTAGATCACTTAGGCTAACGTCAAACGTTTCACCTGCATCATCTAGGATGCTGTCCATTGCGTTGTACAAGTCACATAGTTTCTGTACTTC